TATGCCGCATACTCGACATTCGTGCCGATATACACCGCATTATCCTCGGGATTGGCAAGAGGTGTGCTGTCTGCATCCCTTCCGCCGTTCTGATCCTTTGTTGCCCACGATATCGAGTTCTTCAGCCTACCTGTATCAACAGGAGCAACATCCGCCGCCCTCGCTGATGCCGTTTCACCTAAAGCCGCCAAGCCTGCTTCAACTTTTCTCTTCATTTCCTCGATAAATTCTGGTGAGTGATCGATTATATCCATTTACTTCTTCCTCCTTTTCTCAATCCTTCGGTCAACTCTCTGCTGTGCCTCGGCTGTCCATTCATCGGTCTTATGAAGTCTGTCGAAGTAGTTGTCCTCATTCAAAGCACGATAATCAGCAGGATAATTCTCCTGCATCCATCGCTCATAAGCCTGTGCATTAGCTTCTCTCGAATAATTCGGAGGTACGATATTCAGACGGCATCGGCAATTATATACTTCCGCCGCCGCACCATTCGGATCAGCAGGATATTCCATTAAAGGCTCGCCAAGTTTATCGAGAATACCCTCACCGAATAAACCTTTCTCATTGGCTGTCGTATTATCGAGAAGCCTGTGGGTATCTCTTGTCCTTGCATCGTAGGTCGCACTCCATCGCTTCACCATATCGATGCCCTGCGATGTAATCCGCCTGTGGCTCTCGTTCCTGCCCATGTTCTCGGCTGATGTCATGGAAGTCCTCGCCGCACGGATAGCAGAATTCCTATCCATCTGCGTTACTCTTTGAAGCCTTGTTGCTAACTGCGGAATCGTGCTTCCTTGAATGATGCCCTGTGTAATTTCCCTATTTAACCGAGTTCTGTTCCATTCAGTATCTAACTCGGTATCGATTATCGGGAATACCTGCGGATTATCTCTTACAAGAGCCTGCACCGATTGAGCATTATAAATCTGGAATGATACATTCGGTGTATCTTCATGGTCTGCAATGATATGACCGATAAATTGCGTGAAATTATAGCTTTCAGCTACAACATAAGGTAATTCGCCATTCACTAAAGCAATCGCCGCAGAATCGGCATTTACGAGCATTTCCGTTAATGAATCGATAGTAGTTGAGTATTGCTGTGTCCGAAGAAGATTCCTTCTCGCCCATTGTTCATACTCTGCTTCCGTGATCTCGCCTTCAAGAAGCCTCGCCCTCATTACTCGGTTTTCTTCCTCGTACTGCTCCATGTAAGAATTGAGCCTTGCTGTCGTTTCCTCGACAGCCTGTTCATAGACATTAGAAATTGAGGCTTCCATCTCGGAAAGCCTCTCATCCATTTCTCTTGACATGAAATCGTCTTTATTCCGTTTCCGTATTGGCATCTGCGCCGCCCGTCAATCTGTTCAAATCGCCTTCTGCCTTCTTATCAAGGACATCCTGTACCTTATCCTTATCACCAAGAATTGTCATTATCTTCTCGGTCACATACTCATCATCCAAATACAAAGCACCTGCCGTGATAGAATTTATGGTCTCTGTCTTGTTAATCATGATGCTTCTCTCATAGACAGGATCGTCTTCAACTCCTGCGACAGCCAGAAGCCTATGGATGAAGTCGGTCACCTGTGCCTCGAATAGATCAAGCTTCTCATTCAAAGGCTCATATGCCGCCTCTATCTGCGTAGCTGTTACCGCACCAGATGCGATATCCGTTGTATCGAGTGCCATAGCATCCTTATACAACTGCTTCTCCAACCTCTCAAGCAATGCCTCTCTCGATTCATAGGCAGGCTCAACATTGTTAGGTGTCAGCACTTGGTCATCTTCTACCTGCGTCGCATGAAGTTTCTTTAACTTATCGAGCATCCTTACCAAATCTCCGTCTGACATTCCGGATGCATTGGTTACTGTCCAATAGATGATATTCGCCTGATCTACATCGTTAGCATATGATGAGGAAATCAAATCAATACAATCGATAGTCGCCCTCAAAGGGACTAATTCTGATTGCCTCATATCGTTAGCATACAGAGGAACTATAGGAAATGTAGGATAGTTCTTATAATCGTATATCTCCTCTCCGTCAGCTTCGGATATTCCTATCTCTGCTATATATCCTCGCTTCTCCTGCTTGATAGATGCATTTCCACCCTTATCCCACATATATTCGGTATAGCCATCCAACTCGAACATCGTTGCTCTCAAAGGCTTGTTATCGGCTAATTGCCAGAAGCGAATACCTGCCTTCAATGCTCCGTCTTCCTCATCGTAGAATGGTACAAACTCGGTCAAATCGAAGATATCCACTCTTCCGTTATTGAAGAAGCCGAATGCACTTCCTTCGACCTGCGCTGTTCGCCCGGCATCGATTACCTTCCTGTCGAAATCCTTACCGAGAACTTCGCCTCCGATTCCTTCCTTCCATCTGATGCCGTTGCCAAGCAGGACAGCATTAGCCTGCGTAACATCACGGAAGAAGAATCTCGATGCTATCTTATGATTCGCTCCTGTGTAATCAGGAATAGCCTGCGCTTTGGCATTGTATATGATCTTCTCGAATTCACGGATAGTCGTGTTCTGTCCCCGATAATAGTCTTCGCCTGTCTTGGCTCGTCTGTATCCCGTACTTCCCTTATGGTCGTTAATCGCTGATCGGATGAAAGACATCCTCTCCTGTTCCGTCTTATTGGCATATTCGAGCCAATCCTGATATGTCCTCATCTTCTCTTGCCTCCTTCGAGCCTTTTTACTTGGATTATACACTAATAACCAAATGCAGATACTGAATTATCATTGATTTTCCACAATTTACGGATAGCAGAAGCGCACGAATCCGGAGCATCATCATGTTCTGCGAACTCGTTGTAATCAAGAATCTGATCTATATAATCTTGGTCTGTACCTTCAACGAATACAACATCCTTCCATACTCCCTTGAGGTATGTAACGATCTTGATGTACTTGTTCATGTCCTCCCAATAGACTGAACATCGCTCTCCTTGCCTCTGCAGTTCCTTCTTGAGATAGCCTTTATCACCATTACTCTCACAGAAGAAACCTCCTGCATTGAATTTCTCCCTGTCTTCTCGCATCTCTGGAATACAATCATCAACAGCCTTCTGCCAAAGCCTGCCATAGATATAATACTTGCCATCAGCTTTACGACAGATAGTGAAGGCTGTGTAGTCTTCTCCTCCGTAAGCGGCATCGATGTGGCAGAACTTCGCTTGATATATCTTGGTGATGTCTCCATGAAGGACAGGATCAGAGAAGATAACATCTTCGGAGGCTATAATCTTCAATTCATAGTTACAAGCGAAAAGTGAAGGAGACATCTTGTCCTTTAATGCAATTACCTGCTCTTCCGATATCAATCCCGTCTTCTTATAATCGTATATATCGATCTCATCATCATCGATAAGAGAGAAGAAATCATCTTTATGCCATTTTGTCCCTGTGTTGATGATCCTTCCGCCTCTGTTCTTGATATTCTCCAATTCTTGATATTGAAGCTTTGTCCTCTCCCTTTCTGCTTTGGAGATTCTATCTGAAATGTTGCAGATATCATCGGTAATAACGATATCAGCGTGCTTACCTGTGATAGAGGATTTAAGACCGATGCCAAGAAGCTGACTCGAACCACTCGCTGATTTGTATAGATTAGTGGTCAATTCCGATTCGGATGATTTCACGAATTGAATCGGTCTCTGGTATAGAATAATCGCCATCTTTCGAAATACATCTGATTCAAGAGCCTTCTTGACCATTCGAATCATCTCTGCGACATCGTTGTCTGCTTTACGAAGGAAGATGATATTCTTATCCGGAAAGAAGACCATGAACAAAGCAATGCAAACAGATAAGATGGATGATTTATATGATCCTCGATGCGCCATCAGAGTGTAATCTGATGTGCCAAAGAGAATATTCTTCATCCATCTGTTATGCGGAAATAATCGGACATCAGAAAAACCGACATCCTGCGCTATCAGATATGGATAATCGCTGATATCGGAATATAATTCATCAATCGCCTTCTTCTTCCGTAATTCCATTCCTTCTCTTCCGCAATTCCTTGAGATATTCTACAGACTCCTCATACTCCATATCGATATTGACCTGTTCTACCTTCTGCACAGGATCTTGACCAACTGTAGATCGGATGGTCTCAAAAGCTTTGATGTTACCTTTAAGAGCCTGCTCGAAAAGCTTGGCTGTTATCGCCTCTGTACCGCTCATCTTCTGCCCGTCTTTGGATGTTATGTCTTTTTCGAGGAGCATTTCAAGGGCGAGCCGGAGGTCTTTCTTCCTCCTTTTAGCCTCTCCTGATGCAATTCCACCTTTTTTCCCATTCTTCGCCGCTTCCACACCGCTTTTGAATTGATTGGCTTTCCCCTTTTTTAGATTCTCATTCTGTTTCCTCGGCATCTATCCTCACCGCCTTCTGTCCTGTCAGATTCTCCCATCTATCGATGATTCCTCGATTATCTTCGAGGTTATTTCTGCATATTCTTCATTAATGCTCCTGTTTTCCATTACTCGCACCTCGTAATTATTATCTCTGTTCTCGGCTTATCCTTATCGACATATACTCGGCTTCCGTCATGGCTCTGGAGGATCGTGAATGCATCATCCTTGATTATGCCGTACTTTACAAGCACATCATCGATAGCTTCAAGAAGATTAGTGAGGTCGCATCTTACCGCATTCTTCCTGTAGAATCTGCATTCGATATTCACAGGATAGTCTATCGGCTGTTTCGGTTTCCTCAAAAACCATCCTGCCTGATTCTCATATGTGATGTACTTCTCATTCTGAATAATCATCGGTCTGTTCGTTCTTCGGTTGGTGATGATCTTCTGATTATTCTTCTTCGTGATAGGATGAATCGGTATAGTTGCTTGATATACGATATCACTCATACAGAAGCCTTCTCTATCCTTCCTACCTTGATATCCTCTCGGATCAGTTCCTTCAGCCTCTCATTGGCTGATGGCTGAAATGCAAGCCAATCGATGATATCCTCATCCTTATCCAAGCGAAGACGAATCATAAAATGCCTGCACTTCGCCTCATATCTCTTCTGTGATTCTCTCTCTGCTTTTGTCTTTGTCATATATGCTATACCTCCTCTTTATAGTATATCAGCGATTTCACAATCCTTCAAATGGACATTTCCCATTATCATCTAATCCATTGCAAAGGTCGTGATATAAGACGCATCGTTCGAATTTGCACTTCTCTTCCTCTGTCTTTATTAGCTTGCGTGGTGCTTTTGGTGCTTCGATGACCGGAGCAGAAGGCTGTGGCTGTCCGTACATCATCTGTCCCTTATTGATAGCCTTCCTTATTTCAGAAATAGTAGGAAACCACTTCGATGTATTGATATGATGCCTCGCCGCCTTGAATATTGCTCCTGCATCTTCTGTTCCGAATTCTCTCTCCCATGTATCTATCATGCCATCAGGATCAGTAATATTCTTCGAATAATAAGGATAAGCCTTGATTAGTTCTTCAAGAAGGTCTGATATCTCGTCTCTGGTCATATTCTACCTTGCCTCCTCTTTAATTCAGTAAATGGATTAACGAATTCCTGTGGTTTATTCTGTGGATTTGTCCTCCCCTCATCCAAAGGAAAGATGCCTCGATAGCTTCTGCTAATACTCTGCTCGACTAACTTCTGCATTAAGACCGGATCACCTTTGGACAGTTTATAAGCCTCATTGATGTTTATCTGCAATGCCCTGTCGGTAAGAGGATGCTTTATCAACTTCCTCATCTTGATATATTCGATGAATGTGTCTCGAAGGGAAGGATTATCTCTAATGACCGGAACAGAATCGAGGATTTCGTCAAATGATGATGCCTTCGTTCTTACTTCCTTTAATTCAGTATTTTCTTTTTTAGTATTTTCTTCTTTAGTATTTAATTGTGTCGATTTTTCCGTTATCGGATTATCCGTTGACGGATTTTCCGTAATCGGTTTTTCCGCTTTTTCGGTCTGTGGTGTTTCGTATATATCATACTCGTAACCATCGAATTTTCCGGATTTGTTTATCCTCTGCGTTCTGACGATATATCCGTGATCTATGAGTTCCTGTAATGCGCTGTTTACCGCATCTTTGCCATCAGAGAAAAGAGATGTAAGACCTTTTACTGAATACTCCCAATCGTCTGGCAGGGAATAAATCTGCGCAAGAAGACCTTTGGCTTTCATGCTCAAGGAATTATCTCTAAACACATGATTGTCGATGCAAGTGTAATTGTCCTTCTTATGTCTGCGATATTTCATTTTCCAACCTCCCTTTGATGTATTGCTCCACTTTATGATACTCATCAACAGTTATATAAACACTACCTGTGTATTCATCATTGAATGGAATTATGTTTAATTTGTTTAAAATCTTCTTCAATTCCCATAAATTGAAATCCGGTCTATAATAATCTCGAATTAGCTTTTTCACTCTGTTCAACGAGAAAATCACCCCATAATTACGAGATTTATTATACTTTGGTCTGTATTTGCATATGTAATAATCTTCAATGAGATCAAGTTCAGAATTATCGCAAAATAATATCTTAATAGTGTCGAATTGTTTATCTTTGTGCATGAATGGTCTTGCTATTCCAATACTCGATTTGCCAACATAAACAACATCTCCATCCTGTAATAAGAAGTAAACAAGGCTATTATTACGATTGGGAATTGTTATGTAATTTCCATCTTCCTCGAATTTCATATTGCCTCCTGTAAAAATAAATCCCTTTGGAAGTGCGAGTTCCAAAGGGATAGGTCTGTATCAAGCCTGCATCATCTCGCACTTGATACAGACCATCTGTGTGCATCTATTCTACCACATCTTCAATCAGAAATCGATATCGGATGATGGAGAATTATTCTGTCCTCCGGATGATTCAGCAAATTCAGCTTCATCGACTACAACCTCTGTGACGTAAACTCTCTTGCCATCGTTATCATCGTAGTTTCTTGTCTGAATGCTTCCTGTAATGGCTATCTTCGAGCCTTTGTGGAAGTAAGATGATATAAATGTGGCTGTCTGCCTCCACGCAAGGCAGGATATGAAATCCGTCTGCCTCTGCCCATTTGCATCCTTAAATCTCCTATCAACAGCAAGTGTGAACTTGGTTACTGTCGTTCCGTTGGCTGTGTTCTTGGTGTCGGGATCTTTGGTGAACCTTCCAATCAGTATTACTTTATTCATGTATTATCTCCTTTCTGCAATTGTCTTATTTGTTCTTTGAGTTTCTTGACTTCAATCCGGAGTTTATCTTCTTCTGTTAATTGAATCGGATGATTTGCTCTGTATTCAATAATCATATCTGCGACCAAAACTGACATCGGTTTACCTGTTCGAGCCACTTCTTCATCAAGAATCTTTATAGCAATATCGCCTTTAGGAGTTTTCTCGGTTATATTGATGGAGTAATCATTGATGCATATATGCCTTCTATCCTTCTTCTCGGCAGGGAATTGCATGGATATCTGCCCGATGTTCTTTCTCCTTTGCCAATGCGCACCGATATATTCTATGATCCTTAAAGCATCAACTCTTGCATATGCCCACGGTTTGTGATCGTTAATAGGAATTATCTTCAATTCTCTGGCAATAACACCTCTGATATGATTGCTACAGGAATTGAAATCCTTCCATCTGTCCGGGAACTGTGAGATCAGGCAATTAGCAATCTCTTCTACTGATACTGTCTCATTAAGACCAAAATACTCTGCCATAGTGTAACCTCCTTAATCTTCTATCGGGAATGGCAACTGTAACCCGTCATTCTGCTCTGCGACAGGCTCTTCCTGCTTGGAGAGGCTGTCCTTATACTTCTTTACTTCATGTGCGCAGTTCATACACAGAATCATGTTGAACTGTTTCTTGGTATTGGCAACGATGGATTCAGCAGAATGCCCCTCTGCGTCCGTTACAGGCTGTCCGCAATTCTTACAGATAAATTCCTGTTTCTTACTTGCCTGCGCCTTCTTGATGGGTTTCTGCGTCTTCTGCGGTGCTTCCTGCTGCGCCATCGCATTGGCAACCTCTTCATATGATGCAATGCTCATATCGATGCCAATGCCACACATCCCCAATGCCCTGCCGACAGCCGATGTCTCACAGTTCTCGATATAGGATGTCTTGTTGATGAAGGAAGCTGATTCCTTCTCGAATGCATGGCCTGTTCCAAGAACTTCGCCTTTTTCGTTAATGACGGAAGCCTTCATTACGCAAATACCATTCTCAAGGCTGATGATCTCTGTTGTTATCGAGCCTTCCGGATAAAGCATTCTGAATGCTCTGATTCGCTGATTTACTTCGGCATACTCCTTGCCCCTGATGTTCGTTGTCTTGATGGTCAAATTGACCTTCTCGATGTCCTTGTAATTGATATTAGAATCCGCCATATCTGATCTCCTCCTCGATTATCTCATTGATGTCCTTGTCTTCCCACGGATCGGGAATGTCGATGTCCTTCTTTGATTCTCTGACCACAGGTTTCTCTTCGTCTTCGGGAATGAATTCATAGTCAATCCTCGTTTCCTTGATGAAGAGGAATGTCCCTATCGCCCCGAGAAATCCTCCGATCAGAATGCCTAATGCCAATGTGAATATTATCATGCGTACCTCCTTTACTTCACCGACATATTGATTCGTTCTTCAATGTGAGCAATTCCTTCGAGATCCTTACCAGCCTCGATATCTGCCTTGAGAGCCTTCTTATCAATCTTCGGATCTTGCTCTACGAGATATTCCCTCGGAATGTTCTCGATGTAAGCCTCATCGATTACGACAGCCTTCGACTTGCGGAATGTGAATGCCACTCTGGAGGATTCCCACTTCTCGCCTCCAAGCATCTGCGATACATACTTGGAAAGGGATTCTGCTTGATGCTCCTTCGATTCCCTCCTCTTCTTCAATGCCTGCTCCTCTTCCTTGATGGCTTTTGCTTCTGCTTCGAGATTCTTGATGAAGCATCCGATGTTATCAAGCTTCTCATCTCTCGCCATCCGGAGATCGGTAAGAACCTGCATCGCCTCATCCGATACCTCGCCTGTCTCCTCATCTACCTGTGCATAGATGTTGAGGATCGCATCCTCAATCGCCTTGTTGATCTCGTACAATGTCATATCTTGTACCTCCTTGAATGAATTCCTCTATCGAGGTATTTACAGTATAGCAGATAGAAAAAGGGAATGCAATACCCAATTTTGCATTCCCCGATAATTATTTCAATTCCTCGATTTTCCAAGTGCTTGGAAGATGCAGGATGTTATAGTCGCAAACGCAATGAGCCTTCTGGATACTGTCATTCCTGTTCCCGATGTTCAAAGGGCAATCTGTGCAGACATGATTCCGGCAATACTTTGCTATGGTCTGTGCCGCACTAATCAATAGATGTTTTTCTGTCTCTGTCATACTATAAACCTCGCTCCACATTTCTTGCATACTCCCCAAGCTGTTTGCCATTCAAGAGTAATGTCATTCTTAATAAGGTGATCTTCCGATGTTCCAATACCTCCGCAAGCAAAACAATCTCGCATTTCTATCTTCTCGCCTTCCCTCTCGGCAAACCAATCGAGCATCTTCTGATCGACATTACATATCTTATGGCAGGAATAGCACCTGTACTTTCCGTCATTTGCGATTTTACCGACAGGAGCATGACATTCTGGGCAAGATGGTCTGTCGTAACACTTATCCTCATGCATATCGTAGTCGATGCTCCATATTGCATCTTTCTTTTTGTAATTCCTCATATCTTCCTCCTCGGCTTATCCTTATTGATCCATGAGATCATAACCAATGTTACGCAGATAATGGCTGTTATTGCTATCGCTTTCATCCTTCCACCTCCAATCTCATAAAGTAGTTGCCGCCATATATTCCATAAGGCTCACCGATGTTAAACCCAACACAATTGAAGAAGAGCAGGTCTGTCGGTGCTTCTCCGGATTCTATCCACTCCACAGCTTCGATAACAGCCTGATCCGACAGTTCTGTCCTGCCTACAACCGAATGCCCGTTCATTACTGTCGAGAACTGACCTCTCTGATTTAACACTCCACTTATCGTATCAGGGAAGCGATCATCGGCAACTCGGTTTAAGATAACCAATGCGATATACCTTCTGCCCTCGGTGCTGTCGGCGCATCTGTCCGATTCCGCTTCAACGACAGAAGATATGAAGTCGAATTCTTCTTCCGTCATTCCGCATCGGATAGCATCCGGAACAGGTGCTTTTATGAGGTTTATCCCAAGTGACATCACAGCGACTAATGTTATGATTTTATTCATTGCTTATCTCCTTCTCCTTGCTCCAATGCCTACACCAATGCGTCATACATTGAACATAACCAATATACGAGCCGTCAATTTCGCAATGGCTCTCGATATTAGGGACTTCGCCTGTTCTGATATTGTGTTTGCAATTACAACAGACTTTGCTCATTCTCTGCCTCCTTACACATCAGCTCTGATAACTATTACATTCTTCCAATATGGCTCATACTTTGCCAATTCCGCTTTTACTATTTTGTCAAACTCCACATCCGTCAAATTCTCATATCGTTCATCATCAGCAAGCCGATATTGAAGATCCTCCTCAAATTGATCACGATCAACATAGATTCTTTCATCGTTGATATCCTGCTCACAGTCAAGAATCTCTCCAATGCAAAAGCTCAAGCAAGGAGCATACCACCATATGAAACTATCATCAGCACAAACCTCATTACTACACAGAACAACTATTGGATAATCCGGATGCTCTGCTATCAATGCCTTCAATTCATCCGTTTGTTTGATAAACATATCTAAAGGCTTAAATTTCATTCTTCTTCCTCCTCCTCTTCGTACTCGTCCTCATCGGATATATCCTCGCCACACTCGGGGCAAATGTTGTATGTGATTGAGCAAGAAGCACCCCAAAATTCCTCATGCTCTGTCCTTCTCCCTGCATCTTCTTCATCAAAGATGCAACCACAATACGCGCATTTATATCTCATCTTCTGCCTCCTTTATTGCCTTTTCTGCCTTTTCAAGCATCCGGTCACACTCTCGGAACATCTCAATGTCCCTGATGTTGCAAAAGATAAACCCGATCCCGAAGCCGATGAATAATCCTACTGCTAATGCTACTCCTGTCATTACTCTTCATCCTCCTCTCTGATGTATGCCCAATTGACTTCCGCAATCTTATTGCAGGGATAGATGTCTCTGATCCACATACAACCATCTTCCTTGAATGCCGTATCATCATCCAAAAGATCGGTATGGTCGTAAGCATCGCATCTCTCTGCCTGCTTCTCCGCCTTTGCTCTCCAATCTTTCTCCTCGTAGTCCTCGAAAGAACCGGAATACTTTACCTGTACCTTGAAATAATCAACATTCTTCATTTATATGTACCTCTTTTCTTTGAATGTAACATCAGTATAGCAGATAACAAAGGCATATGCAATACCGAATTTCGAGCAAAAGAAAAAGCCGATTTCTCGGCTCTTTCCCTATCAATCTCCGTTTATCTTATCGATAACAGCCTGATATAATTTCGGTTGAAGAACTTTTACAGTTTCCATCAGTTCATCCATGACCATCCATATCTGATCCGCTTTCCTACCTGCAACAGCCTGCAAGAATTCCGAATCCCCATAATCATCTACTATTACTTCATTGATTGATTCTATTCGGCTAACAGGCTCTTTCCGGACGTATAGATGGTCATACAAGTTATAGAAGGTTGCAAGCTTCTCGGCATTCTGATATGTTGCAGGAGACATCTCCAATTCTTCGATTGCATCGAGAAGTTCACTTTTACTGAACATAAAGTTTACTCCTGCTCGTACCTTCTGATGATCTTCTGTAAGGCTCTTCTCTCCTCATCGGAACTTACTTCCTGCATCATGTCTCGAAGCATCTCGATCTTCTCTTCCTTCTCGCCATCGTCATAGGAATAACCGCCTCTTCTGGAATACATTCTTCTGCCTCTGGCATTGGAATATCTTCCCATGCTATCTCTGCGAGCCTGTGAGCCTCTTCCTCTGCCGTTTCCACGAGCATAAGAGTAATTGCTCATATCCATGTCTCCGTCAGCATAGGAATAGCCATCCTCGGCATACTCCTCATACATGATGATCTTGCAGGAATTCTTGATCGAGTTAAGGAGCTTATCAATCGTATCAAGGCTACCTGCGGACAGTTCACCCTTCTTTACAATATCGTCAAGTTCCTTCTTGAGCATATCCTTTGCATCGTAATATGTATGCATAACTTCTTCCTCCTTCCTCATGCGATTCTTGAAATAACAAGGTTGCCGTTCTGAACATTGATAGTCGGTGTCGGTGTTGTTGCAGGATCGTCTGTCGTAGCATCTACATACTCAACACCAACATTGAAGCAACAACCCTTCGGAACAGTAATAATTGCCGTACTCGTAACATTGCCGTATTCATCAACTGCGGCAGGAGTGAAGATTGCTCTGCTCCCCTGCCTTAATTCGCCGTTGAGAGTGATACCGACAGCGATAGGAGTTACCGCACCGCCTTCCGGAATTGCAATGTTTCCATTGAAGGTAACCTGATACCGAGCGAAACAACCGCATGAATTATTGACGATACCTCGGAGAATAAAATTCCCTGTGCCGTTCTCGTGAAGAACATATCCACGATTGCAAGGAATAGAACTATCGAATGTTATCGGAGTATTCAAGGAAACACTCTCGATAGCATCTCTCTGAAAATATTCTGCCATAGTTATCGCCTCCTATCAGAAGTTACCGCAACCGCATCCGCAACCTGCATTCTGATTGCAGGTGAAGATAGGTGTTCTGCCGTAAACAGGAGTTGTAGGAACAGGACAGTTGTTCAGCCTGTTATACAACGCATCAACCTCATTAGAGAATCCCTGTGAGATAAAAGCGTTCTGTGCTGTCTGCGAAGCGTGCAGATTAGCCTCGGAAAGCTGTCTCTGCAATTCTGCAATGCGATCATTCTTCGCCTCAACCTGTGCCTTAACACCATCCAATTCGAGCTGACAAAGCTTATCAAGGATAGCCTGCGTTCCGTTGCTCTGGCTCTGAATGATGTCTCTTGTGTTATTTGCATCAGCAAATCTCGTAGCAGAAGCCTCGCTCTGAATGATGTTCTGCGTCTGACAAGTAGCAAGACGATTATCACAGCAGCATTGTGCTAACTGTGAACCGAGAGAATTGAATCCCTGATTCATAGTTGTCTGCATACCAAATGCCGTCTGCATATTAGCTATCTGTCTTGCGTTTGCACCCTGCTCTACACCTGCAAAGCCATTACAAAGCTGTGTGGAAATATCACCGATGCTATCACGGATAGAAGTGATGTTGGAATTGAGCATCTGATCTCTGAATCCATCGTTGATGGTCTCGGTCTGATTCATCCACGGATAAAGACTGCCTACACCTCCGTTTGAACCGCCGTAACCATTTCCCCATCCGTTTCCGAAGATAAGGAAGAGCAATATCAGCCACCAGCCATCATTTCCGAAGCCACCGAAGCCATTGTTTCCATTGTTGCCTACGACTGCCGCAAGGTCTGCGGCAGACATCTCACCTGTAGTAAGACTCAATTAAATCATCTCCTTTACTATAAAATTTTTATTTCCATAACCTGCAGGATTATGTTCAAAAGTGATATAATAGGCTTGCGGATAGGATAGCTACCGAAAGCCGTGATGCCTTGCGGTTTCCGCACTTCTTATCAAGGCGATTACACGAAAGGCAGGTGTATTTATATGTCAAAAGCCAATAGGCTTCGTAATATTTGGTGTGGTATAAAAAGACGATGCACCAATCCAAAAGATTCTCATTATCCTCACTATGGTGGAAGAGGCATAGCTATATGTGATGAATGGTTATATAGCTTTGATTCTTTTCAACAATGGGCAATAAATAACGGATATTCAGATAACCTCACCATTGATAGGATCGATAACAATGGTGATTACCGCCCCGATAATTGCCGATGGATAACTCATTCAGAACAACAGAGGAATCGCAATAACAACATTCGTGTTGAACACAATGGCGAATCCAAGACTATTTCCGAATGGTCGAGAATATTAGGATTAAATGACAAAAGCCTTTATAGTAGGTATAAATCCGCAATAAAACACAAAGGATTCTGCACTTATGAGGATTTGATAAACCATGCATCTTATAAGCCTATATACACAGAGCGATATAAAAACAGAAAACCAAGACCTTCACGAATCGTTGAACAGTATTCGATCAATGGTGAATTGCTCGATACCTTTTCACTTGTTGAAGCTGAATCACGAGGCTTTAACAAGCAAAATATACATAACTGTTGTGCAGGTCGATCCAAGACCGCTTGTGGATATATTTGGAAATATACCGATGAATTTTCTAAATCATAATCTTTCCTCCTCTCTTGCAACATAAAGAAATCTATGATAGTATGAATTTCGGAAGCCTCGCCCGAGGCAACCGACCATTCAACAAAGGCTAATCATCGACAGGTGCGTGTTAGCCTTTTTT